GGACTGTTGCAGTCCATCTCAGACTTTTTCATTTCTTCTTAGCCGCCCTGATGTTATCCACCATGTTAGGGTAAGGTCTGCCTGCGCTCTCAGCCATTCTCTTAGCTGATGCGACTTTGGCAGGTGACATGGTCTTGCTCTCGCCTAAAGACTTAGGTCGTGCTTTGTCCCAGATAGGTTTTTTACTAGCCATTGCGGTGCTCCTTGATGAAAGTATCCAACTTGTTGTCTAGTCGGTCAAGCCTGTCTAGAACTCGATTGATGTCTAAGTGCAAGTCATTCTTGGTCACATACTCCTTTGCGACCTCTTCCCTTGTACGGTTGATCAGGATAGTCACCCTCGACAACTCGTCTTTGGTTGCCGCAAGCTCTGCGTCCTTAGACTTTACAGCCCAGCCTAACAGCGCCAGTAGGACTGTCATGACTGCGTTCCATGCAAATAGCTCCATGTGCGCTCCATCAAGCGGCGTAAGGGTTCACGCGCTCTCGTTGTTTCAGTTTCGGCTCATCATGATCCTTAGCCTGCGGTAGCTCAAACCATCCATCATTCTTGAGGTAGATAATTGCCTGTGTGAATGTGTCGACATAGTCGTCATGCTCAGCGACAGGGAACTTCTCAAGCTGTTTCATGAATGCTTGTGCCCAACTTACAGGGTGACCACGATTCTTGCGCGACTCTGGAATCCACAAAATACCAAGCTCTAGTGTCGGAGCGGCTTGGTGCGCACGGGATACCTTGTCAGCGTTTGACGGATTATAGCCAATGGCTGGTACTTTAGCCAAGCGCAAATCTTGTAATAATGACTGCCCACTTGCCTTAGCCTCGACAATGATCCTGTCAGGCTTTCTAGACCTAGCGTAAGGGTTATCCTTGGTCTTGCCCCCATCGCCATATTCAGTCCCCCAGTCCTTGATGACTCGTGCCCGTAGGTCTGGGTAGCTCAGGTGCTCATCCCATGCGTCGACCAGCATCACATTGCGTACACCCTTCTGAGTAAACACTGCGTAGACTGAGCACGCTGTGGGGTCGCCTGTGGTCTTCTCGGTAAATGCGGTGTCATAGCTTTGCAGGATGTACTCGAACTGGGGCAAGCCAGAGTCAGCAGGCCATAACTGGAAGTTCTTGGTCTTCAAGATACCACCCTCGATAGGGCTAGGGTTCTGCTGTAGCTGTCCACTGGTTCCGTACACGCCAAGCAACTGCTTGAGCTTGGTCACCTCTTCCTCACCAAAGCGCTCAGGGCAGATCAATTCGCCCATCTTCGTTCGAGGATCATAGTTGCCAAGCACCGTCTTGCGCTTGATCCCATCCCACTCAGCAGGGATACAGATGTGCTCCCACCCTTTGATGTCCTCGATGATGTGACCAGAGATGTCCCTCTCGTGCAGGCGTTGCATGATGGTGACCATGGCATCTGACTTAGGGTTGTTCAGTCGTGTAGACCAGACCATGTCAAACCACTCGAGGGCTGACTCTCGCATGGCATCAGACTGCGCGTCTTGAGCACCATGGGGGTCGTCAAGGATCAGGCGTGAGCCACCCTCACCAGTAGCTGTGCCACCAACAGAGGTGGCGAGGCGGTAACCTGTCTTGTCGTTCTCAAATCGTTGCTTGGCGTTCTGGTCACCAGCAAGCTCGAACATGTGCCCCCACCTATCCTGATACCAAGGGGACTGGATCAGGCGACGAGCCTTCAAGTTGTCCCTGATTGACAGGTTGCCTGAGTAGCTGGCGCAAAGGAACTTCTGCTGTGGCGTGGTGAGCCACTCCCACATGGGCCACATCACGGACACGATAGTCGACTTAGAGTGCCTTGGGGGAATGTTGATCAGCAGGCGTGTGATCTCGCCAGCGCTGACTGCTTCGAGGTGTTCGCAGATTTGTTCGATGTGCCATGAGGGGACAAAGGGAATACCGGGTTCGACTACATGCCAACTCTGCTTCACAAACTCATACAGACTCGCTGACGCTTTGCGCCTGAGCTTCTCCTTGGTGACCAACTCCAGCATCACCGCTGGTGACATAGGAGCGTTCACCTTACTCGCCCCTGTTCCTGATCGCGGACTCCAGTAGCTGTGCAACCTCTATCGAGCTTCTAACCCTCTCTTGGTTGACTCCCTCCATCTTGCCCATAGCCTGCCATTGTGTGGCTAGTTCTAAGCACAGCACAGCGCAAGCACCACGCTCAATCTTTGCACCCTTCTCAGCACTGCTCTCCAGAGCATCTGACATGAGAGGCGCAACCTTGGTCATGGCATCCTTAATGCAAACCACGGCATAGCCGTACATCTGCTCTGTTGTGTATCCAGAACCATCAGGCTCTGGCATTGGTGGTAGTTGATCTGGAGTCATTCTTCGGTCACCGTCTTCTGTAGGAGTAATTGCATCTGCTCGAGTTCTTGGTCGTTTAACCCTTTGAGGTTTACCGCCGCGATTGTGATCGGAGCACCATCCACTCCTGAGTGCTCGAGCTTTTGTGTCTCAGCCCAACGCATCTGGCTCTTTGTCCACCAGATCATTGCAGTTGTGTCGCCATCCAACGCTTTGTCGAATAACGCCCCACCAATCTTGGAGTTAGCGTTTGCCTTCCCACCAAGTAGTTCTTTTTGGAAGTGTGTTCTGAGCGTATCGATGTGTATCCCAGTCCTTACTAGGATCGCTATCTGGTCTTGCGGTAGACCTCTACCTGATAGGGTAGCCACTAGCTGTCGTTCAGCGACTGTAGGCACGAATTGGGGTCTTCCTGCGCCTGCTCGAGCGCCACCTTTCCCAAGTTTCTTTTCTTGTTTCGGTTTTTCTAAAGCGGTAGTCATAAAGTTATCCTTTTGGTATGGGTACATCTGGAGGCCATCTACCCGAGTCCACAAGCGATGAGACAGTCTTATCGTGTGCGGATTGCCACATTTCTTGGCGTTCCTGTCTCGATAGTTTAGCACCCTGATCAATTTCGTGGTGGCACATTTGACACAGCGCCGCAACTAAGTTGTCGTCAGCCTTCACGCCCCTGCCTTTGTGCCCACCCCAATTTGTGTGAGCGGCTTGGCAACCACCCCCTCTTCCGCACATTTGGCAGTCGAGTTCACTTACTAGCTGGAGGAGCTTTTTGCTTCTTATGTACTTGTGCTTTTGGAACAATGATTGTCTCCAGTGTGGAAAACCTGTGCATGTTTGCGCATTCAATTCTCCTGCGTTTAGTGTTGTTGTCTAAGGTTCTGGTGTCTTTGACGATAGTCCATGTTCCACATTCTGGGCACTTCATTCGTGGGCTTTCACTTGCATGCGCTCGTTTGCCTGCCTTGTTCGCCATATTTCTATGTCTAAGCGGTCAGCCTCGATCTGCCATTTGAGGGTGATCTCGTTCTCGGTCGCAACAGCCAATCCTTTCAGGAGTTCCTTGTACTGTGGGTCAGCGTAGGCTTCTCTTTCCTGAGCGTTAGCCGCCTCGATCCCCATGGCAAGTGCGTCTTTCATGAGCAAAGCCTTCAAGGACTTGCGAAACTCTTCGAGGTACACCCTTTGACCGTAAGCCGCACCATAGAGGGGTGACTTCTGCCTGATTGATTCTGCTTTGTCTTCTGGATTCATTTGCGATCTCTCTTGTGCCAACATGCTTGACATATCCATTTGCGTGGGGACATCTCTACACCCCCTTCTGGTGGGCGCTTCTCTTCACACTTTGCGCATAGCCTGAGCTTATGCAGTGGTTGCTTGTCCGTCATACTTAAGTCTTCATTTTTCTAATAACTACAGTAAAACTGTCTAAAGTATCTTTTCCAAACACAGTCATTTTTTCTATTTCTTTTGCGACTTCTTCAATGGCTTCGTTGCGGATATTGCGTTTAGCATCGACCTGAGCCTCAACCATTTGTCTCTTGCGCCAGCCCATGGCTTTTTCCCAAATGTTTAGTTCGCTCATGTGTTCTTCTCCCTGATAGCGGTTTCTATTCTGCGTAGACCTTCTAAGATCAATGTCTTAGCTCTCATGAATTCATCCGTTTTAAACTCTTCATTGCTCCAACCGTAAGCGGTGAGTATTTCCTTGTCAGTCAAGCTAACCCAGCCATGTTTGTAATAGTAGGGCTGTCCCTTCATGGCGTTTTCACGCTCTATGCGATCAAACTCATCATCTTCATCAGATCGGATCATGTGTTTTTTTCCTTTAACTTGGCTTCGGCAAGTTCAATTGCTATCCATGTATTGCCCTCGGCTATGTAACTTAGCGTTTCCACCTCGTTTTTTGTTAACCCAACCCATGTGCGTTGTTGGGGGCGCTCAAGCCCAATCTTGTAATAGCCGTGGTATCCGTCCTTATCCATTGTTCTTCTCCTTTAGCTTGGCTTCAATAACCCGAACATAACGAATCACATACTCGTTTGACATGTTGCCATCACTAAGGCCAAATGCAAAGCCATCATCAATAGCGCCTTCAATTTCCTCATCCGTCAGCCCAACCCAAGGGCGAACGTAGTCTTG